ACCGTGGGCGAGCGGTGTTTTTCCGATCTTGGTGGGACCCACGTGAGTCAACCAGTCAAATGGGCCTCCGCTTAGTAATTGGACCAGTAGATTCGCAACTGGGCCTTTGCAGTTATAGCGGCCCAAGACAAGGAATTTAAATTGGGCTTGTATGTACTCATAATTAATAAGTCGATGTTTTATTCATTAATATTTGAATTACATTCAGGCAGACACATTCCTGGAAACATCGTATTCAACGTCCAGGTTAATGGCCTCTACATTAGCATCCTGCATCATGAGAATATCTATCATCTCTATCATCTCCTCTTCCTTGAACTTCTCCAGCGTGGCGTCCTTGTACAGGAGGTCTATCATGCCCTGTATACCAAGCTCCAGTCCGTTAAAGTCGAATGGTGGTATGATCCCTTCGTGACCGTAAGGGATCCTGAACCTCCTCTTGATCAGAGCCGGTGCCCTTGTGGAGAAGAAGTCTATGGTCACCATTACAAACTTAGTACCCTGCAGATGAACCTTGATGGTGAACCTTAATCCCTTGTTGTTGGTATAGTGGATCGTCATCTTCTCTGTGCATCATGTGATTCATCCAGTCTCTCTTATAGAGGGACTCGATTGTGATCTGTAACCTACCAGCCACGTTCTTATCATCCATAACCGTATAAATCTTATCTCTTCGTATTTGACGGTGACAACACCATCAAAGGAAAAAAAAGAAAGAAAGAAGGAATTAATGGTGATCATGCGAGTGATCAGCACTACTTAAAGAAGAAAACGAAAGAAAGTAAACAAACTCTTGAGAAAAGAAACACACCTCACATGAAAGAAACGGCAGCGCAGCGGACCCAAAACACAGTCACGACTCAACCAAAAAAAAATCAGACTCAACAAAAATATCTCACACAAAAACAGTCCGTACAATAATTCAGTCAAGGTCAACTCTGTCTCTACTATTCCAATTCAAACCCTAACAAACATCTCCTATCAATCCCGTAACTCTCAAATTTACCGCGCGGTAAATGGTAAAAATATGTGAAGGGATAAATTAAGTTACTCTCTCTTGGTAAATGAGACCCCGATAGGTAAACAGACCCCAATATATTGGGGTATCAATCGGGGACTCCATTCTTCGTTATTTCCTACTTTCCTAAAATACCCCCGCTTTTATGAATAACAGGCGCGTCGGAGTGCGGTGTTAAAGTTAACATTCTCTCCCCTAAAATCGCCGGAGATGGCGTAACTGGCACTTCCCGGCATTATTTTGCGACACGCGCGGCGGTGTGTACCCCTGGGAGGGTAGGTACCACTAATCACTAGTGAATTCGAATTCGATTACTACGCTACGCAGCAGCCTTAGCTTCGCCGGAGCTTAGCTCGCCCACGTTCTAATATT